TTTTCAATCATTGCCGAACTTGCTAATATATCGCTCATATTTATTCCTTAAGTTTGTACTGTGGCTGGAACAGCTACAGGAGGAGTTAGTGTATTAAATAAAGCCATTAGCTCACCAGGTATTTCTGGAACATCGTTTGCAATAGTAATAAATTTCCACTTATATGCAGTTTTAACCTTATTTACATAAGCTGAAATAACTGCTAAATAAGCTTCTACTTTTGTACGATCTTCTGCGCTAAATTCGTTATCAGCTAAATATTTTTCTATTAGCTGTTGTTTTTGTAATGCAGGCGTTAAATTAGGATTTGGCTCATTCTTTACTATTGATACCAACGACAGTACTCCTGTTTGACTACTTACTACATCATAGTAGTCATTTAGCTTAGGGTTACTTATTGCATAATATACGCTATCATCATAGTTTATTTGTTTGGTATGAGTGTATTGATGTGGTGCTAATTCTGGTTGTAAAATAATTGCTGCTGCTAACTCGGCTTCGGTTGCAGTAGCAATCTCAACAGGTACAGCAACTTGATTTTCACCTACTTGTGGTTCTGCTATATATGTAACAGGACTAACCATTACACTAACGCCTGTTTTTTCAACTAAGAACCAGATTTTGTCTGGTCCTGAGTATATAAAATCAGCTGTTTTATTTTCTGAGAAATCGTTTACCCAAAGTTCGTTGGGTATTTTTATTGTTAAAGTTTTTTCCATGATTTATACCTTATGCCCAACTAACTTTTACCATACCGGTTCTACCCCAGTCACCGTATAAACTTGTACAACCGCCAAAAGCAGTGTTAAACATTCCGCCATGACCAGGAATTAAATTACATCCTGCACAAGCCATTACACCTCGACCACCGCAGCAAGTACTTGTAAAACAATCACACGTAATTGAACTCATGTTTCCGTTTGGTAGAGGTAGTGAATATGTGCAAACATTACCATACAAACTTGCGTTAAACATCATAGCAGCATTTTGGCTTTTAAGGCCATAAACTGTAGCATTAGTAGCTGTACCAAAAAAGCTTTCTGCAGCTAAAAAGTCTCTGCGCAGTGGGCCAGTTGGGTAACCGTTCATACAAGTAGAGGCAAGACCAAGCCCACATATACAAGCACCACTATTACCGCCACCGTAACCTTGTCCAGCCCACTTAGTACAACCAACAGCAAATTGATTTCCTAGTTGGCACATAGTATACAACAGATTAGCGCAACCACCCATAGCACAAAAGTTTGTTAAACCTGCGCCAGTAACAAAACTAGGGCATCCGCTTGTATCACACTGTTGTGTGCAATATGACTGTATTAAGTGTGCAGCTCCTGCACACAGTACATATGCCTGTCCTGGTGTTACAGTCATGCAAACAGAAGCGTAAGCACCTGAATTACCTGTAGGTGCAAATGAGCAACAAAGACCTGCTTGGCTGCCTGCTCCAGCTCCCCAAAGCTCAAATCGAGCTTTAGTTACACCTGCGGGTACAGTCCAGGTACATGTTCCTCCATCTCTGAAGTAAGCACCTGCGTCATATACACATATTTGACCTACTGGTGTAGGTATTTTTGGTATTAGTGTTGACCACAAAGAGAAGCATAGTGGATTAGTTATTATTGGTAGGATTTCTGTGGGCTCTCCTAAAAGATCTACTCGCATATCTCTAGTTCCTTTAGAGATAGCATTATGCATTAATATATCTGACATATATAATTTCCTTAAACTACGGTAATGGTTTTTATACTACCATCAGTTTCGTTGTATGTAAGAGATACTGATTTAGTAACCCCCGCTTTTATTTCTTGATAGCTATTAACTACAGTTTGTAATTGTACATTACCAAATGCACCATAAACAACATTAGTAAAATTAACGCCTGTGGTATCTTGCATTGCAGTTACCCTTGGGGCATTGCGAATAGTACTATAAGTAACAGTACCTACACTAGTATAATTTACTGTTTTATCGCCTGAATTGTTATCTACGTAAGCTTTTACAGCAAATTCTGTTGGTACAGCGTTATTTGAATTACCGCTCATTGTACCATCACTGGAGAACTCATTAATTAGTTCTCCTAACTGTGCTCCAATTGATCCTAATTTTAAACTAGTTAAACCTGCTAAGTCAAAAGCGGAAGCATTTAAAGTTGCACGTCCAGTAGCTTGATCGATACGGAAGTATTCACCAACTCGGAAGTTACCATCTTGATCGGTAGATACAAAGTAAACACGTCCTGGGTATGCTTCATCAACTTCATTACCTTGAGCAGCAGGTTGTGTAGGAATATTTGGATAATTAGTAGTAGTTGTTCCACCTGTACCAATACTTAAAAAGTCATGTCCTGTTAAACGGATTTGTGAATATTTATATCTTATTGTAACAGAAGAACCACTTGGACTTCCAGTCGGTTTTTCTTGTGCTAACACTATAGCTATTTTACTTGTAGCATCTACATAAGTACCTGTTACGCTTTGAATAACGTAGCTATAAGTATCACCTGCAATACTTATAGAAGCACCTGGAAGAGGTAAACTAGTTAAACCTGTTACTACTAGTATAAATCCTTTTTGATCTTCTAAAGCACCAGCACTTACAACACCAGTACCGCCACTTGTAAAGGTTAGTGGATTACCTAGCGTAAATGTTCCGGAAGCACCAGTAACATAAATTTTATTAGCATTAGACTGTACATTAGTTACTGTGGCTGTAGCACCTGTAGCAGTATTAGTAACTGTATCGCCTACTATAATATTACCACCAGTATACAAGAAGTTTATTTGCTGTCCAAATATACTACCTGTTAATGGAGTTTCGCCTGCTAAGTATCCTCGACTAGTTGCTCCCCATGTTCCGTAGCTACTATTACCATTTAGTGAGCGAATAAATCCACCACCACTTGCAGTATATCCAAAATAGCAATAATAAGTAAAGCAACTAACAATCTCAGCTTTACCACCATCTTTAACCCAATATCCAACACCATTACTACTAATAACGGTGTATCCGTGGAAAATCATAGTTTTGTTGCCTGTAGCATTAGCAGTACCATCAATTAAGGCACCAATGGCTCCAGAGCCAATAAATGAACATTCCAAAACATACGGAGATTTGAACAAAATAGGAGCACTAGGATTAAGCCTTACCACAACGCCTTTAATAGTAGAAGTAGTTACATCAGCAGCAGTAGTTCCAGGAACCCAACCAGTCATACCTTTAAACGTCATTTTGTTTAAAATAGATCCGTCGCTCATTAAAAACATTGATGCTTCGTTATTAGGAATAGAGCCGTCATCACTAAAACCGCTTTTAGGCTGAACAACTACAGTACGTTGATTGTCTCCGACAATAGCTACGTTTGCTGGAACTGTTATAGGTAATTGTTCGTTATAAACACCTGTACTAACAAAAATTGTACCACCATTAGTGCCAATATTATCACAAGCATAGCGAATAGAAGCAAATGGAGTAGCTAAATTTTTACCAGCAGCTGCTGTATCTGTTCCGTGTGGCGCTACATATCTGACGTTTAAACTCTCAGTAGCCCCTATCCAGTCTACACCGTTACCAGCTGCATTAACTGTTAAACTTCTACCAGAATCTCCTGCTTCAAGAGCAGGCAATAAATCTGAAGCACCTACTACAAATTCTTGCCATTTACCAGCTGTAAAATCAACGGTAAAATCAGAGCCAGCAGTATGATCTTGAGCAGCTATGTAAACACTACCTGTTGCATTTTTAACAATATCATCTTTAACATAAACTGTAGTAGCTGTCCAAGCATTTTTCCACTGAAGACCACTTGCAAATCGTGCCCATCTAGAAGCAGACAAGTCAGTAGCAAAAGTTGTGGCTGTGTGTCTTAAAAGACATACATAGGTTGTTCCGCCACGAATAACAATATCATTTATAAAGTATTCTGTACCAACTGTCCAAGTACCTTTTGTACGGAAACCTTCCGTAAATACTTCCCAGTAACCCGAATTTAAACTACCATTAGCTAATGTAGGTAATTGATTAGTTGAATTAGTAGTTGCTTTAAAAGTATTAGCACCGTAGCTAACAACTCTTCCTGCAGCATAAGCTGTTGCTGAATTCCATGCTCCTGCAAAAGATATACCGTCTACTAGTTTATCCCAATAAGTTGCATCTATAGGGTTATTTCCAGTACTATCTATTTTAGCTATATATGCTGATCCGCCATATGTTACAACGTCATTTCTTTGATATGTATTTGCGTCTGAATAGCTAGCTTCATATTGAATACCGTCAGCAAATTGTGACCAGTAAGTAGCGTTAGGCGGTGTGTTTGCACTACCATCAGCAATAGCAATGTATACTTTACCACCATAAGCAATACCGTCACCAACTTTATAAGCTGTTGAAGGGCTGTATACACCTGTAAACTTTATACCCTCTACTAACAAAGACCAAAAATTGGTAAGAGTTGGTATACGTCCGGCCTCATTAACAGGATAAACGTAAACATAAACATTTCCACCGTAACGAACGCAATCGTTGTATTCGTATATAGTAGTTGACGACCAGTTGCCTTGAAATGATAGGCGTAATTTTCCTAAGTCAAGAATTTGTCCCATTATAGAATCCTCATTAATAATTTATTTTTCCATACTGTACTATTATCACCCCAGTAAAATAGTACGCTGTTCTTTGACCAAAACCATGCTTGGTATTGATTTCTATCTATGTTATATACTGGTTGTGGTAAACTAACAGGCTCATTGCCGTCTAGAATATTCATATATAATTTCCCAGTTGTGGGATTAAAATTAAAACCGTAAAATACCTTGTCAGCTATTTCTGTAGCTGTGTCAAGAAACGTATCTGGTTCAAAAGTTCCAGCCATTATGCTACTCCTTGTAATATAGAAAAGACAGCATCTATACTGGATGCTAATCCAGAAGAGATAACTAATATATCTCCCGCCGTTAGTACTAGTTTAGTACCCTTGAATACGTCAAAAGCATCGCCCGCCTCAATACGCTTATTTTTTTGAAGATAAGTATCTGTAGTACCTCTGCGAAGTATTAAATTAATAGGTACTGATGTAGTCAAAAGATTACTTAGATTACCTCCAATAACAATTGACTTTTCAGTAGCAGTAAAATTAATTACTTCAGTAGTACCTACACCCCTTGAAATTGCATTTATAAATATTGTTGCCATATTTTTATCCTAACGCTATTGCATAGACGGTTGCTGCATTTGTAGCAACTTGTTCTATCGATTGAGCACTTACTGAATCACCTAATAGCTCTCGGACAATTATTTGAGCTCCACTATTTAGTGTTGGGGAAGTAATTGTTAAAGTAGTTCCAGAAACAGTATAATCAGTAGTAGGTCTTATTACTACACCATTAACTACCACAAAAATAGTATTAGCAGTTAGTCCAGCATTAATTGTAAAAGTATTTGTACTTCCATTTGCCGTAAAAGATTCTGTTACCATGCTGTAAGGAGTAGTACCTACTGGACCAGTTGGTCCTACAGCACCTTGTAATCCTGTTAGTCCTTGAAGACCTTGTGCACCTGTTGGTCCTTGTAATCCTATTGATCCTGTAGGGCCTACTATTGTTGATGCTGCCCCTGTAGCACCTGTTGGTCCTTGAGCTCCTTGTATACCTTGGTCACCTATAGGACCTTGAGGTCCTGGGATTATTGATGCAGGACCTGCAGGGCCTGTAGGACCATCACCAACCATTTCTCTAACTACAATTTGACTACTAGTTGTAGGAGCTACTGTAAGTGCTAAATTAGTACCAAGAACTGAATAATCTGCACCTGGTCTTAATATTGTATTATTAACAATTACTAATAAATTACTAACGCTAAGATTTGGGGATATAGGAAATGTAGTTGTAGTATCATTTCCTGTATAAGTTCTAGTAGTAATTATAAAGGGGAAACCGTTACCTATAGGTCCTTGTATACCTTGGTCACCTTTGAGACCCTGTGCACCTTGAATACCTTGTACACCTTGTGTACCAGTAGGTCCTTGAATACCTTGAGGACCTTGAACACCTTGAGGACCTTGAATACCTTGCGCGCCTTGAATGCCTGTTCTAGCAAACGTAATAAGAATATCTTCAGAGTTTATAAAAGGAGTATTACTGCTTCCACTAACAAAAGAACAACCTATATTAAAAAAGCCTTGTTCTTCGGAAATTGAAGTTATTGTAAATAATCCAAATACTGAAAGATTAGACTTCTTAGAGATTCTAAAGTGACCTTTTATAGAAGCAGAAGAATTATTAATGCCTCTTACGTATTCCTGAATATCTGATGAAGTGTCATCCAAATCATCAATTCGCAGTATTGTTGCGAGATTGAGAGAAGCATTGTTGAATTTTAATTTTCCTGGTCCAGGATCACTATTTACTACATTAGTATCAAAGGTATAATCAAATGACGCACCACCAAAGTTACCATCATTACCTTGTACACCTTGTGCTCCAGTGGGACCTGTAGGGCCTGAAGAATAAGGTAAGGAGTTCCAAGCGGATACTCCGTTACCTATCTTAAACTTTTCTGTGTCTAATTCTACGCAAAGTTCACCTTCTACAAGAACAGGATTAATACTAGCCCATTGTGCCGCGGTGCCGCGTCTTAGTTGAACGTGAATTGCCATTAAATTACTCCTCCCCCATCAATTAAGGGTAAACCACCATAAACAGAATCAGGGCGTCCGCCATCTAAATTGATTCCTTGAAGTGTGCTTGTTAGTGTTAAACTTTTTGGACTTATTGCATTATTAGTATTAATTATAATACCAGGTCCTGCAACAAATTGTAACGTTGATTGTCCTGTTGCTACTAAACTTGTTTGCCCATTAACTGCTAAAGTGCTGAATGCGTCGGATAGACCGCCACCACCGCCACCTGCTAGTGCGTTTAGCGTACCATCTTCAGTTATTGTTAAATTATTACCAACTTTAATACCACCTAAGGCAGTTGTAGTTGCTGGTGAAAGTGTTGTTGTGCCATTTTGACCTGCAGGTCCTTGAGCACCTGTAGGTCCTGTAACGCCTTGAGAACCTGTAGGTCCTGTAGTACCTGTTAAACCTGTAGCACCTGTAGGTCCAGTTAACCCTGTAGCACCTGTAGGTCCAGTTAAGCCTGTAGCACCTGTGGGACCTGTAGTACTTTCGCCACTGCCTCCTGTACCAGGAGGACCTTGCGGTCCTGTTGGGCCTTGTGGGCCTGCTACTGTTGAGTCTAAACCATTTGTACCTTGAGTACCTGTTGGTCCTGCAACGCCTTGGGCACCTGTAGGTCCTGTAGCACCTTGAGCACCTGTTGATCCTGTTGGTCCAGCTACTGTTGAAGCAGCACCTGTAGCACCTGTAGGTCCAGCTACTGTTGAATCAGCACCTGTAGGTCCTGTAGCACCTTGAGCACCTTGGATTCCTTGAGCACCTGTTGGTCCGTTTTTATTTAATACGTTAATGTAACCAATCATTCCACTGTGTATTACACACTGGTAAACTATTTGGTTTGGAGCATCATAAGGTACTCTATATATAACAGGTGTTCCTGTTGCATATTTTCCTGCAACTGGATCATTGTTTTCCATTCCAGGAACTGCAGCAGTATTTCCACTTGCTAATCTAAAAGCTAGTGGGTGTGAGCTAGTTATATTTTGTAAATTAAAATATATTAATTCGCCTCGTACTACTGTAATAGTAGGAAAATTACCTGTAAAATTATTTACAGTGTAATTAGATTCAATATTATTTAGTACGTATAACTGACCACCTTGAATACCTTGTGCACCTGTAGGGCCTGCAATACCTTGTGAACCAGTAGGACCTGCAACTGTTGAGTCAGCTCCTGTAGGGCCTTGAATACCTTGAGCACCTGTAGGACCTACAGTACCTTGAGTACCTGTGGGGCCTGCAATACCTTGTGAACCAGTAGGACCTGCAACTGTTGAGTCAGCTCCTGTAGGGCCTGCAATACCTTGTGAGCCAGTAGGTCCTGCAATACCTTGAGCACCTGTAGGACCTGCATTACCTTGTGTACCTTGTGTACCGGTAGGTCCTGCAATACCTTGATCGCCTTGAATACCTTGAATTCCTTGAGTACCTGTAGGACCTGCTAAGCCTTGTGAACCAGTAGGTCCTACTAAGCCTTGAATTCCTTGAGCACCTGTAGGTCCTGCATTACCTTGAGTACCTTGCGGACCCTGTAGCCCGCTAGCACCGCTAAGATCTGTTGTATAAGTGTATGCTGTGCCATTCCAAAGATACAGTTTTGAATCATCTGGATTCTCTACATTACCTGTATCAATAATTGCAAATTGTCCTGCTACAATTCCTGTTGGTGCAGTATCAGCTGTTAAAGCAGCAACACTAATATAAATCTTTGCAATTGCAAAACCAAGACCTGTAGACCCTGTAGGACCTACATTACCTTGAATTCCTTGAATTCCTTGTGCACCTGTAGGACCTGCTACTGTTGATGCAGCTCCTGCTATACCCTGAATACCTTGAGGACCTTGAATACCTTGAGGACCTTGTTCACCATAACCAATACTTGTACCACCAACTGATAAAAATCCACCACTAACACTAATAGGTGTACCACCTAAATCTATGGTATTTGCTGTAAAATAACCTGTTCTCCAGCGTTTAGTCGGGGAACCTAGATCTTGTACACCATTCTGTGCAGGTATAATATGGCCAATAACGTTAGTTAAGTCAATTGAGGGGCCTGTAGGCCCTGTAGGACCGTCACCAATCATTTGTCTAACAACAATTTCTTCACCAGTAAAGGGTGCTGTTGTAAACGTTAATGTTGTTCCACTTAGTGTATAATCTGTTATTGGTTTTAATACTAAACCATTAGAGATAACTATTATACTGTCAACAGTATATCCGCTATCAATAGTAAAATTAGTAGTACTGTTATCTCCCGTATAAGTTTTAGTAGTAATTACAAAGGGGAATCCATTACCTGTAGGTCCTGTTACACCTTGAATACCTTGAAAACCTTGAATACCTTGAGCACCCGTAGGTCCTGCAATACCTTGTAAGCCTGTTGATCCTGCTACACCTTGAGTACCTTGAGTACCTGTAGGACCTGCTACTGTTGATGCAGCTCCTGTAGGTCCTTGGGCACCTGTAGGTCCTGTAACGCCCTGGATACCTTGAGTACCTTGAGTACCTTGAATTCCTTGTGCACCTGTAGGACCTACAACACCTTGAATACCTTGATCACCTTGTGCACCTGTTGGACCTGTAACGCCTTGAGTACCTTGAATTCCTTGTGCACCTGTAGGACCTGTAACACCTTGAATTCCTTGTATACCTGTAGGACCTACAACACCTTGAATACCTTGATCGCCTTGAGCACCTGTTGGACCTGCAACGCCTTGAATTCCTTGAATTCCTTGAATACCTTGAATACCTTGTGCACCTGTTGGACCTGTAACGCCTTGAATTCCTTGAATTCCTTGAGCACCTGTTGGGCCTGTTACTGTTGATGCAGCTCCTTGAATACCTTGTGCACCTGTAGGGCCTTGAGGACCTTGTAGTCCGCTAGCGCCGCTAAGGTCTGTTGTGTATGTATATGTTGTGCCGTTCCATAAATACAGTTTTGAATCATCTGGATTCTCTACGTTACCTGTATCAATAATTGCGAACTGACCTGCAACAATTCCGGTTGGTGCAGTATCTGCAGTTAATGCAGCAACTGTTGTATATATTTTTGCTATTGCAAACCCAAGGCCTGTAGAACCTGTAGGGCCTGTAGAACCTGTAGGGCCTGTGGGACCTGCTACTGTTGAGGCAGCTCCTTGAATACCTTGAGCACCTGTTGGGCCTACACCTGTAGGTCCTTGAATACCTGTTGGACCTGTAGCCCCGTCCCCTCGCATCTGTCTAATAATAATTTCGGAATTATTAGCGGGGGCTGTAGTAAATGAAAGTGTAGTTCCGGAAAGTGTGTATTCTACAGTTGGGTCAAATAAAATACCATTTACAGCAACAATAAGGTTATTAATAGTAAACCCGCTATCAATAGTATAAGCGGTTGTAGTACCATTACCAATAAATCTTTTAACACCTATGGAAAAAGGAAATCCTGTTCCTTCTGAACCTGTAGGACCTTGAGCACCTGTTGGGCCAATTACTGTTGAATCAGCTCCTGTTGGTCCTACAATTCCTTGAGCACCTGTCGGGCCTACAATACCTTGAATACCTTGAATTCCTGTCGGGCCTACAATACCTTGAATTCCTTGAGCACCTGTTGGGCCTGTAGCGCCTTGAATTCCTTGAATTCCTTGAATTCCTTGAATTCCTTGAGCACCTGTTGGGCCTACAATACCTTGAGTTCCTTGATCGCCTTGAGCACCTGTTGGGCCTGTAACGCCTTGAATTCCTTGAATTCCTTGAGCACCTTGAGCACCTGTTGGGCCTGTAACGCCTTGAATTCCTTGAGCACCTGTTGGGCCTGTAACGCCTTGAATTCCTTGAGCACCTGTTGGGCCTGTAATACCTTGAGCACCTGTAGGACCAATTACTGTTGAGTCAGCACCTTGAATACCTTGAATACCTTGAGCACCTGTTGGACCTGTAGGTCCTACAACAGTAGATGCAGCACCTGTAGGGCCTACTTCTCCATATCCAGATATTTCTCTAATTACTACTTGCAGTCCTGCTGGAGGAGCAGTATTAAATATTACATTACTATTTAATACTGCGTAATCAGTAGTAGATTGGGCAATTCCGCCCATAAAAACTAAAACATTGCTAAAACCTAGACCACTGCTAATTGCAAAAGTAACGTTTGATCCGTCTGCTGTATACTGTCTTGTAGTTGCGCTAAAAGGAATATTTCCGCTATTATTACTATTAATCCATTCGGTACCAGTATACTGTAGTGATTGTCCTACTACTGGATTTACAATGTTTACGTCTAATAAATCATCAAGTCTAAGTATGTCTTTAAAGTACTTTATTTGGTTGCTTGATGATTTAAAATAGATTTTGCCATCTGCGTAATTAACGGCTAACTCGCCATAGTCGAGATCTGTGGTTAAGGGCACTTTCCCTGTTACCGCAGATTTCTTAAGAATAATCTTATTATTTGCCATAGTTAGCCCTAAAAAGGATGGGGGAACTTATAGAAGTTCCCCTTAATTAAAAGTCACCGCCATCAATTGCTGTTAAAGTTACTGCACCTGAAGTAATGGTAAACTGAGTAGAATCAAAACTTGCTAGACCTTTTACGCTAGTAGTTGCAAAGGGGATTGCTGTGCTGCCAGCAGCGGTTATTAAACCCTTAGCATTTACAGTAAAGTTAGGAACTGTTGTACCGTTTCCGTAACTTCCAACATTACTATTAACAGTTGCTAATGTAAGTGCTCCTGAAACATTTGCTGAACCATCTACACTAGAGATAGTGGCTGATGCATCACCAGTTAAACTTAAATTACGAGCAGTAGCCCAGGTCGTAGCTGTTGTAGCATTACCAACTAAAGCACCGTAAACATTGGCAACTGTAAGATCTTTGTTTAAGTTCCAACGATTGTCAATAGCTGAGTATGTTAAGCTTGCTGCTGAAAATCCGTCTAAAGTAGTACCTACTGTTAATCCGCCACCATCGCTTAGAATTGCTGTGTTTGCAGCTGGTGCCAGTTGTAAGTTTTTGTCAGCAATCGTAACTGTTGTAGAACTTACAGTAGTCATTGTACCGTTTACTGTTAAGTTTCCGGTAACGATTGCGTTACCATTAACAGCAATGTCATTAACTGTTGTATTACCAGCATTAAGAGTAGTGGTAATTGTAAGTGCATTAGCAGATAAAGCACCAGTTAATGTAAGTGCGCTAAGTTGTGCAGCACCGTCCATTTCAATTAGTACAGAATTTGTAGTATTATCAAAAGTAGTCTTTAAACCTGACCCTGTAGTAAAGTTTAACGTGTCAGTTAATAAACTTAAACTACCTGCGGCTCCTGCTGATCCCGCAACATTTAATGTTGTAGCAATGTTAGCTGTGCTTACTGCAGTTACTAAACCTTTTTCATTAACTGTAACTATTGGAATTGCTGTTGCAGAACCAAAACTACCTAAGTTACTATTAACAGTTGCTAATGTAAGTGCCGCTGAAACATTTGCTGCTCCATTAACATTTGAAAGAGTAGCCGTACCGTCACCAGTTAAGCTAAGGTTACGAGAGTTTAACCAACTGGTTGCAGTATCTGCATTACCAGTTAGATTACCTGTTACGTTACCAGTAATATTGCCTGTTACGTTACCTGCAAAACCACCTGTAGAAGTCAATATTCCGCTGGCAAAAGTTAATCCAGTATTATCTACTAACTTACCGGCAGTACCAGCAAATGTAACACGACCTGCTGTTAAAGAACTTGCAGTAACATCTACAGCAGATATGCCCGCTGTTAAATTGATAATTCCGGTGCTTAGTGTATTTGTAGTAGCATTGTAACTTAAATCACCATCGTCAATTAACTTACCAGCAGCATCAGAGAATACAATACGATCAGCTGTTAAAGAACTTGCAGTAACATCTGTTGCTAAAACGTCCCCAGTTAAATTACCAGTTACATTACCAGTTACATTACCAGTTACATTTCCTGTAACGTTACCAACAAATCCTGTAGTAGCAGTAATTGTAGTACCAGTAACTGTAGAAGCTGCTGTAGCGCCAATAGCTGTACCGTTAATGCTACCACCAGTAATCGTTGCATTAGTAAATGAGCTTGCTCCAGTACTTGTTATATTTCCTGTAACATTACCGGTTACATTACCAGTTACGTTACCAGTTACGTTACCAGTTACATCTCCGCTAATACCACCAGTAACACTACCAGTAACATTACCGATAATATTTAAAGTTGCGGTGTTTGCTCCGTCTCGTTTTACTAAAGTATTGTTTGTGCCAGCACTAGTTGCTGCATCAACCATATCAGTATAACGCTTACCACCAATAATGATATGGTTTACAGCATTTAAGTTGGTTTCAGTACCCATACCAATGTATAAGCGATCACCACCATTACCTGTAAAAGCTGAGTAGGCTAGTTCGCCTTGTGCAAGTTGCGGGGGGTTACCTGTCTGTTCACTACGTTTAATTCTTAAGATAGACATAATTATGTTCCTTTAAAACTGACCTGAGTCAACTACTTGCTGATTAAGCTCAGTTGTTGCTGTCCATTTTTCTGTTCCGGCATTATAAACTAATAAGCTTCCGCCAGTTAAATTGGTAATATCTAGATCCGATAAACCTTTTAGAGTAGTAACGTGGGGGCCAATCATACCTCCTACTACTATTTTTGTTTGTGATTGCGAAGAAACAACTGCTGGATCTTTGCGCTCAATTACAACCGTATTATTAACTTCGGTTACGATTATTTCTGTTGTCATCGTGTGACTTCCTTGGTTAAGCTAACGCTGCCACTTAGAAAAGGGTAGACAGTTCCTTGATTATCTGTTAATTCCATGGAGTATACTGCTGAATCAAAAACAAAAGTACCTGTAAGTGCTGCTGACATTTTTATTTGAATAGTAAAATTTACTGGATCAATTATAATCCTGCTATTAGCAGTAGACAGCTCGGCAATAACTGTTGTTGACTCTATAGTTTCTCGGATCTGCATTAGTGCAGTGTATCCAGTTAAGGGGATTGGGGTATTCCATGATACAATACCTCCACTAACGTAGGCTCCGTATGCTGCCGAATTTACCTGGTTTAGGGTTAGTGTGTTAGAAGTTTTGCTAGTTACTAGATAGTATGCGTCATCTGCAATGGTATTAATATCTTTCATACCTGTAACACCAGTAACTCGTATTCGCCAATTTACAGGCACTGTATGAGTTGCGCCAGTAGTAATTACACAAGGAGCTGCTAGAGTAATACCTGAAATAGGTGCGTATAGTTTTGTTTCTGACTCCCAGCGAAGAGTCTCTTCAAAAGTACTGCCTTGGTAAATTTTATAATTAATCTTTGCTGGTTCCATTACATTACCTTACTTTCTTTGCTGCTGCAAGCGTAGCCGATATTCTAAACTTATTAACTTCTTCAGTTAGTGCAACAACTTCTGTTTGTAGCTGCTGATTTTCAATGCACAACTGTGCTAGTTGTGCATTTAATATAATCATTTCTTGTTGCAAGCGGTTTAATTCGGTTGCTAGTAAGCCGTTTTGTTCACTCATACGCTCTAGCTCTGTATGCATTAAAGTAATTACGCTAGTTTCAGCATTAGTACTTTTCCAGTCTTTTAACAATTTCTGAATTCCAACTGAGAAAGCAACAACTGCTAACGCAACTAGTGAAACGGTCTGTATGAAACTGTGGTCGTTAATCTCCACCATAATCAGATTTCCTTATTAGCAGGGGTTGTATATTTAATTATAATCCAAACGGCTGAGACGCCTTTTAGATCTAGGTAAAAGCTTGTCAAGAAAAAATATTGAAATGTTCTGACATTTTGGTATATTATACCACAAGGGCGCATAGTTGTCAATGCAAAAAAATACCCTGCCCAAGTAATGGACAGGGTATAATTTTTACAGTTTAAACTACTTAATATAACTACGCAGGAGCAATGGGCCATGCTACACTATAAGGATAACCTGTTTGAGTTGGTATATCTCGTAATGCTTGGCGATATGTTTGCCATTGGTTATATACAGTATCGCCTAAACGATTTTTAGCAGATAATGTATCAGTCCAATCTGAGTTAATTAAAAATTGTCTGCGTTTATTTTTAACGTCTAGTTCTGCTAGTATTGTATTTAAAACCCACTGCTTTGTAGCATAATCAAATTCAGCGTAAACACTAGGCTTTTCTGAAATTTGTATTGGTTGATTATTTAAAATATAGTATAGTGTGTCGTCATAAGAGTTATCTATATAACTTTCACCTTCTGAAAGTTGCAAATTAATTTCATCCGTATATACAGTTCTAGCAATTTGACCGGTAGCTTGTTTGTAGATTGTATAATTCATCGTTTTAGTTCCATTATAAATAGAGATCTATTTGTTATAGAAGAGTTAATCTGTAAATTACCATAAAAACCTGTGTAATTATCTCTAATTTGTAACTCAACATTATAAGTACCTGCAGCAGGTGTAACACTATAAGCCATACTTCCTGTTCGTCCTTCAATTAGTACATAAGTGCCTACTGCAATTCTAACGTCTGGAAAGGATCCACTAATACCACCTTCGTCTCCCCACACAGCTTGTGTTTCTGATCCGCCTGAAGTAATAAAAACAGTACCACCCGTACTAGTAAATGTAATACTTTGTACCGTTGTGTAGCTTACTGAATTTGTAGCGTATACCCTACCTGCAGTATATGCCGCAGCACTATTAGTTACCGAATTTGCAGCAATATTTGCAGTGCTAACAACATTGCCGTTTAGGGTCATCTGCGAACCATTAAATGCTATATTGGTAGTTTCATTTCCAAAAGCAAATAATCCAGTACCGTATAAAATACCACCACTACCAGTCATTGATGTGCCACTGATTGCAGCAGTACTGGCTTTTATATACTCAGTAACTGTTAAATTACCTGTATTAGTAGTAATTGCAGAAAGTGATCCAACCTTTAAACTTCCAATATAAGGAGTAGACCATACAGTTGTATTACTTCCGTTAAATATACCATCTGCTACGTAAAGAGAAGCATTACTGTTTGGGTCTGGATCTACAGCATACCACACTACGTTAAACGAACCTCCCCAAGTTGCTGCGGCTGCTGCACCTGAGGGTCTAGCTGCTACTGACGAAGATACACTTACATTTCCAGATACAGCAGCAGGATTGCCAGCAATACGCGCATACATAACAGTAGCTGATGCGCCAACAGTTCCTACGCCTGCTGCTCCTGTTGCTCCTGTTAGTCCTTGTGGTCCTGTTGCTCCGGTTGCTCCGGTTGCTCCGGTTGCTCCGGTTGCTCCAGGCGCTCCATTAGTGCCATTAGTACCTGCTGCCCCTGCTGTTCCTGCTGCTCCATTAGTACCATTAGTACCATTAGCGGCTGCATATCCCGATACTACTATACTAGATGTTCCCCAGTTTATAGTACTACTTGTAGCGGTCGCTGAGTCAACTACTGTTGCAATAGCACTATATAAATAAAATCCAGTTGAGGGTGCTACAGTAGTAGATTTACTCCATCCTGAAGGAGCTAAATAACTTCCGTCTGACCAATTGTATGTGGTTGAACCAGTAATAGTTGGAGTTGATAACGCCCATTGATAAACTTCGGGTTTTGTTGTTTGTACGCCTACTACAGCATTGCCATTTTGTCCTGCAACATAGGTACTATATGAGGTAGACCAGTCTATTGTAGTTGTAATAGCTGTAGGTACATCAGTTACTTGTTTGCTTGCAACCCATAATTTAAGACCAGAAGTTCCTGGGTTTGTTGGAGGAGTATTTTGCCAACTATTTCCTCCGCCATACCCTGAAGTTATACCTGTTGACCATGTGTATGTAGCAGTACCGCTTGGAGCTCCTATAATATTTGCTGCACTCCATTGATATAGATAAGCTGTAGCAATTTTATTGGGGGTAGTGCCTGCTGCTCCTGCTGCTCCTGCCGGACCTGCTTTACTTTTAGATATACTATATATCTTATCTACAGTAAGTCCAATATAAGTAGCTCTTAATGTAGCTGTTCCACTATCAGTAGATAATGCACTAACAGTATAAATGCCTGTTGATGCAATACTAATAGTTACTCCTGTTGAACTTACAACTGAATAAGTTACTGCAGCGTTACCAGTTTTATTTGTTGTACCGTCAAATACATAAAAAGTACCTCCTGTACCACTAAAACTTGAAACATTTCCAGAAGAGTCCGCTGCAACGGTACTGGCTTCATTAGACAGTATGGCACTAATTGAGTTAACTCCGTTAATACCGCTAGTTCCAGGTTTAATCGCAATTAACGACATTATATCAGTTGCTACAATAGTTCCAGTATTTGCACCTTCTCTAATTTTTACAGTGAGTTGTTGTGGCATTGAGCTAAAAGAAGCTGTTGGTGTGTAAGTATATGTATTAGTAGTAGAATTCTGTACAGAACTAGTACCAATTAAAAATTCATAGTATATTGTACCTGTAGTATTTTGAGCTGTAGCTGTAATTATTGCAGAAGTTGGTGATGGTGTTGTACCTGCGTCATTATATACAAAAGCTTGACTAAATGTAGTTAAGTCAACTGATCTAGCATTAGTCCCGCTACTACCGTTAGTTCCGTTAGTTCCGTTAGTTCCGTTAGTTCCGTTAGTTCCGTTACTACCATTTTTAGACTTGTTTAGTGTAAATACTTTATCTAAGTTAGTTGAACCTATAGTAGCTCTATAGGTTGCAGTTGCAGTATCTGCTGAGATAGCTGTAATTGATATAATACCTGTAGTACTAACAATAGTACTGGTCATACCAGTTTCAGATACTTTAGACCACGTAACACCATCTGCGTTACTAAGGATAGTAGTGCCTCTTACAATTACTAATTGACTAGATAATGGAAATTGTCCTGGTATAACAGTACCTGTAGCATCACATGTAATAGTTTGATTTTCATTAATTAAACCTGCAACTAAAGTGTCGTCGCCTTCTTTTAGAGCATAAACAGTAATTTGATCAAATACTGTTTTACTATTCCCAGTAGCCTCTACCTTTACTAATTTAGTTCCAGTTGTAAAACTAGATAATATAAATACAGCACTTGTTTGTCCTGTTTGAGTAGTAAAAGTTGTACCGTTATCAGTAGACACTTTCCAAGCATAACCAGGAGTAGAACCTAAGTTAAATGGTGTAGCTGTAAAAGTTATAGTAGAAGGAGATATTACCCCAGTATTTTTAGCTGCAGCAAATACTTGACCTGTAGCAGTTAAAATAACATTTGAACCTGGATTACCGTCTACAGATTTATTTAAACTAAGAGTTTTTGTTAAGGTTACTCCGTTTACTGTCGCTGTAAAGACTGCTTCAGCAAAAGCATTACTTAAACTATTAATAGTAATTGTTCCTGTAGCATCAATATTAAATGATCCTGCGTCCCCACCAGTATAACTTACTTTTGCAAAAGTTGCTTGTGGATTAGTTGTATTGTCTAATAGTCTTGAGCCTAATGCTGCATATAATTTAGAAGTAAATGGGAATTGTCCAACTATTGGTGTTCCACTACTATCACAACTAATTGTTTGGTTTTCATTAGATAGACCAACTGTAAAAGCATCGTCTCCTTCTTTGATGCTATAAATAGTAAAAGTATCAAAAGCACTATAAATACCTTCTGTAGCAGTAGCTGTAACGGTTTTTGTAGATCCTGCAGCAAAACTATTTAGTACAAAAGTGTTTCCACTAATTGTACCAGTAGCAACGTCTGGAACTATACCGTCCACTAGCCAGCTAAAAGTAGGGGTAACAAAATTACTTTGTGTAGCAGTAAATACTATTGTTGAAGGACTAATTGCGGTGCTATTTTTTGCAGTAATAAACGCCTGTGCAGTTGCACTTAAGTCTACTGCTTTTGCTGTAGCACCTTCTACACCTTGTTTTGATTTTGCAAAACTTTGTGTAGTAATAATGTCTACTGTTACACCTGTAGTAGTTATTACTCGTATAGTGTAATCAATGGTTGCAGCATCTGAAACCATTGCTGCATGAGTATCATAATAAACTAAATTTGAGCCAATTTGCGGAGTAGTATCTGCCGTAATACCTGTTGCATTTACAGAAACTACGCGCCAAGTACCGTTAGCAAAAGGACTAGTATTATCAACAGGTAAATATACTGAACCTTGTAGAATTTTAAGAATAGTTCCGCTACCAATGTAACTAGCAGTTACTGTTGAGCCGTTGGTATTAGCAGGTATATTATGTGACTCATTACTAGAAACTACTGTAATTTGTTCAGTACCATCATTGGTTCTGAAAATACTCATTGTGTCAGTAGTTGTTCCTAGTGTCACTATAACTCTAGCGTTTCCTATAGTTACGCCTTTTGCATCAAAATCTGCTGGTGTAATAGTAATAATATTATTAACTTGTGTAAAAGCAACTGCTCCTAGCGATACTCCTGCTCTTGTAAACCCTGTTACTGTAAAAGTAGGCGTACCGGTAAGATTTGTTAAGTTAGCAGTAACAATTATAGATGAGCTTACTGAAGTAGTAGAATACTGATCTTTATACGCAAATTGATTGGCAGTGGCTGTTAAGGTAAGCATAGGCGCAGTTTGTCCTGCCTGTGCTTTATAGACATTCCAGACTTCTTCTAGAGTTATTCCACCATAAGTGGCTGTAAAAGTAACATTTCCTGAATTAGCTGTAAGACCAGTACAACTATATACGCCTGTAGTAGCATTAATAGTTGCTCCAGTAAGAGCAGTAATGCTACTTGCTTTAATAGCATAAACAGGGCCATTACCAGTTACGTCTTCAATACCGCTATATGCTTTAAAAACTCCTGTAGCTAGCGAAAAGTCGCCCCCACTGCCGTCCATTGCTGTAGCAATAGGAGTAGGATCATTAGTTAAATAACCATAAACGGTCGTACTATCGCTAAGTACTACTTGAGTTAGCTCAGATGATATTGTATATACGTCTGGATCAATAGCACTAATATAGGCGTACCTTACATAGTACCTGGCTCCTGGAGTTAGTCCAGTAATAGGTATAGATAGTCCGCTTCCATTATATATTAGTGTACCTTGATTATTACTAGGATTAAACCCAGTTGTGCTAGAATACCATACTTTTACAGATATTAGGTCATCCCTAATATCTGTAGTTCTAACTATATCGTAAGGTGTATCTAATACTAGGTGTAATGATTTTACGCCTGAATATAAGTATGCCGCCATGCTTGTCCTTTAAGTAATAGTTTTTACAACTATTGTTCCGAGAGTGCTACTATTACTGTAGTTATTTGTTCTATCTACAGTTCTACATGCTACCCTATATGTAACTCCTGCTGCTGAAATTTTTGGTGCTGGTTGATCTCGTAAATCAAATCTTGCATCTCCGGTACTACGAATAATTTTAATATTATTTGTAGTTGTGTCCAATTCCCAAAAATCTGAGGAGCCTGTGTCTTTGTATAATCTATACTCGTAAGTTAAAAAATCATCTGCTTGTATAACTACAGCCGGTTTTGCCACAACAAAAGTGTGATCTAAATCCATGGTTAGCGAGGGTGCTACTGCTGAACTAGCGTTCTTACCATCATTAAGAAAAGTAAAAGTATCAGACCATGGGCCTGAAATACTGCCTGTAGCATCTAAATATCTGACTCTTACTTTATAAACTACATCAGATAATAACCCTGTAAAAGTATAGCCACTTGCTTCTTTATTAACAATGTGAATACTACTAGGACTACTATCACTAAATAACATATCGCTTGATACAATATCAAACTGTACTTTAGTTGCTACAGCAGGTAAATTAGGAGGATTAGAAAATGAAGTAATAGCTACGTTTTGATAGTTTCCAGTAGATACTTGTTCTGATAATGCGGTAGTACTGTTTATACCGTTAATAATTGGTGCTACAGTTATTGAGTTTTTTACTAAATCTGTGTTAACACTAGAAATATTAGCGTTAAATATTAACAATCCGCTTAAATCATCTGTATATATCTGTGGTGAATAATCTGCTAACGTTAATTTTGCACTATAATTTGTACTTGGTTCTACTGCTATAACAACACATTCTTGAGTTGTTTTGTTTATTTCACCTAACATAAACAAATTATCTACTTCTACAATATCACTGCCTGTAATTGCAGATGTTAATGTAATGCTGTCAGTATATCCATTATTTGTAATTGCAGCCAAAGTTTTTGTAACACTGCCTGCACCAGAACTATTTAAATTATTTGTTCTAATTAATATAGTATAAGTTTTACCAACTTCTAGAAACACTTGTTCTGTAAGAGTAATTAAAGTTCCTGTTATAGATTTAATTCTACCAGTACCTGTTCCCCATCTTGGAACATCATGTGTAACTTTTACCAAATCTCCGCGAGTACATACTAATTGTTCAAAATCAACAGTTAATGAATATGTTTCTGGACGTAATTTAATTTGTGCAAAGTGCCATCTAGCTAGTCGAGTTGCTTGATCTGCGTTTGTTACGCCAGGTAAAGTCAATTGTTCAAATAGTTCAGCAGCTTTTTTACCGCCAATAGCTGTTGCAGCATAACCATAATTATAAATAAGTAGTTCGTTAGGTTGATATGCTAATGACTCATCAGGAATAGTAACTCTAAATGCGTGCGGTAGTATAGGTAAATTTTTTGTTGATTCAAATCCCCAGCTATTATGCGGAGTAAAGTGTTGAGTAGTATAAGCTCTTGGCTTATCTATTACAACACCCCATTTGCCGTCTACATATGTAGGACTTGCTAATCCTGCTGCGCAAATGTCACGTAAAGTATCCATTACACTTTGTGTGCTAGTTAATATATTATTGTAAGTATATTTTGGACAGTATACTGCAGTACCTGTTCCACTACCTACTGCAGTTGCATAAAATCCTTCACC